CCGACGTTTTGTTAAATCAAAATGGAACGCCTGTGGTTGATGACCACGGCAATATGGTACCGACTTCTGAATAAGTGCCCCGCACCGCACTGGAGTGCAATGGTCGTGATCTTAACGTCACAGTAAATCTTCACCGAGCCATTGCCCCTCCCAGTGCATTAAGAAGGAGATCTACATGGGATTTATCGCAAACGGTGCAATAACCCCAAGTCATATCACTATTTCAAGTGGCACCTTTTTTCCTGAAATTTCTCTAGATGAGATCCGCAGTTTTGTTCGGATCGACGGATCAGTGACCGATGTTCGATTGCAACAACTTACTCGGGAAGAAGTCATCGATGTAAATCGTTTACTTGCAAACTTAGTGATGAAAGCCGAAAAGCTAGTTGATTTAGCTGTTAATGAAATTGACGGTAAAGCAGATACTGAAGTGCTTTATTTTTCAGCCGTATCGAATGGTGTAGCAGCAAAAGTAAACGAAATTTATCGTAACTATGACAGTACTAATTCTGGTGAAAAAAAATCAGAATCGATGGATTGTTCAGTTGATGACTACCGACGAAATAAGCAATGGGCGATTCAACAGCTAAAAGGCGAAAACCACAGCATAGTTGAGTTGATATGAGCAAAACCATTACAGCTATTCAAAATGACACTATCAACTCAATTTGTTGGCGATATTACGGACGCAGTTCGGGTGTAGTTGAAAAGGTACTCGAAGCAAATCCAGCTTTGGCCGATATAGGAATTTTTTTGCCCATTGGCACCTCTGTAATTCTTCCTGATATCGATACACCACAACAAATCAAGCAAACAGTACAACTGTGGGATTAATAATGCCAGAACCAACTACAACTTCAGCAATTACAGCAGTTTCAATTAGTGCAGCTTCATTACTTCCATTTGTAAATGGGAATGCATTGCTTGGGGCAGTATTTGGAGCAGCTCTATTTGCTACAACGAAAAAAGATTTAAAACCATTACAACGACTTTCGACAATGATCATTGCCGTTGGTATTGGGTATTTACTTGCACCAGAAGTGACAACTCGAACTTTCATTACTAACGATGCAACGGCAGGAATGATTGCTTCAATTTTTTCACTACCGATTATCTTAAAAGCTATGGTCTGGGTAGACCAATCGAGTCTATCTGACATCTGGAATAAGTTTCGTGGAGGAGGAAAGCCATGATCGAAATTATGTTTCAACTGATTGCTCTGATTGCCTACTTGATTTGTGGTCTACGGATCATCTGTTTTGATGCTGAAGGCCTCCGCCATCGTCATGGCTTTTCAATTTTGGCCACGATTCTTATTGCTGCTTTTATCGGGCAATCAATTCATATTCTCTTTTTTAAAGATCCTGTCACGTTATGGGATGCCATCTTTGCAGTACTTTTGGCGGTCCTAATTTGCCGTGCAAAAGGTAATGTCGCAAAACTTATCTGGAGCACAACATAATGCAAGCAATCTTAAAATTTGGGTCAAAAGGCAGTGATGTAATTACATTGCAGCAACAGCTTAAAAAGCTTGGTTTTAAAGGCGTTAAAGGGAAAGAACTTTCCATCGATGGTGATTTTGGAGCCTCTACTGAATATGCTGTCATTACATTCCAAAAGCAAAAAAATTTGGTTGCAGATGGCAAAGTAGGGGATAAGACGCGCAGTGCCCTTCTGGAACAAAACATCTCAAAATTGCTTAAAGATAGTGATTATAAAAAAGCAGCTGAGCGCCTAAAAGTCTCTGAATTGGTCATCCGTGTTTTTGGTGCAGTTGAAGGTCAAGGCGTTGGGTTTCTTAAAAACGGAAAACCTAAAATTCTATTTGAACGCCATCGAATGTATGCATATTTGCGTTTGAAAAAAGGCACAGCTTTTGCCAATAAAATGGAAACTGAACGACCGAATATTGTTAATCGTAAATATGGTGGATATCAGGGAAATGAAGCCGAATATGTTCGACTGGAACAAGCAAAGCAAATCGATGTTGAATGTGCTTTGATGTCAACATCATGGGGGCAGTTTCAGGTGATGGGTGAAAACTGGAAAGATTTAGGCTATGCATCTGTACAAGAATTTGTTGATCAACAATTTGTAAGTGAGTCAAACCAGTTGGAAGCTTTCATCCGTTTTATTGAATGGAAAACAGGCATTATTGAAAAGAAAAAAGTTGCTTTAATTGATGCGCTGCGAGCAAAGAATTGGGATGTGGTTTTCACACTTTATAATGGTCCTAATTATAAAAGACTTGGGTACCAGGCAAAATTCCAAAAAGAATATGATCATTTAGAACCACTATATAGTGAGACTAAAGCAGCATGAAAAAACCCGATAGTTTAAGAAAATATCTTTTAGATGCGATTCCTGAACTACGTCGTGATCCTGATCGCATCCTTATTTTTGTTGATGATGGTGCGGTACGGAGTACGATGGCAAACGGTTTATCATTTGAATATGAATACACCCTCACAATGATTTTAACCGATTATGCTGGTGATCTTGCTGCAGTCAGTATTCCATTATTGGATTGGGTTCGTATGAATCAATCTAATTTGATGGCCAACCTTGATAATGTTAAATCGGGTATTAAGTTTGAAGCTGAAATTTTGGCAAATGATAAAGTTGATTTGGCTATTCAGTTGCCACTAACTGAACGTGTGATTGTGAAGCAAACCAGCGAAGGTTTAAGTGTCGACTATCCAGATGAGCCACGTTATCACAAAGCCGAAGAATCAAAACAAGTCACGCTGTTTGATAAAGATGGATCTGAATTGGCGTCTTGGATTTCAAGAGATCCTGAGCAAGAGTATTTTCTATAAATGGCTGAGCTTGAATATCTTTCTGAGCATTTAAATGCTTTATTAGTAACCATAAACGATGCAGCACGTCGAAAAATGGCAACGGTAATTGCACGTAAAATACGTGCAAGCCAAAGTCAACGTATTACTCGACAACAGAATCCTGACGGTAGTGCTTATATCCCGAGAAAAAATTTAAGAAAAAGAAAAGGGCAGATTAAGAAAAAAATGTTCATGAAATTGAAAACAACACGGTTCATGAAAATCGAAAATATTCCTAATGGGGTAACTATTGGATTTGATCAACGAGTATCGAGACTTGCCCGAATTCACCAGGAAGGATTAATTGATAATTTGAAATATAACGGACGATCTTTCAAAGTCAGATATGCACAGCGTCAATTGCTTGGCTTTACTGAAGCTGAAATTGAAATGATTGAAAATGACGTTCTTAACTTTATAGATTCAAAATGAACCCACTTGTATATAACTGACATACAAACCAAACCAAATGCATTAATCCTTTAGCTGCATAACGATTGCAGCATGAACGCAGAATCCAATCGTCGTCTTGAAAATATGATCCGTCTAGGACATATCAAGACCGTAATACCGTCTAGCCCTTTTCATAAAGTTACAGTCAATTTAGGTGACATCGTAACTAAAGAATTGCGCCTATTAAATTTAAGAGCTGGTAAAGATTCAACTCATGATTTACCGAGCATTGATGAAGAATGCATTGTATTTAGCCCTTGCGGAGTAATCGAACTCGGAGTCGTTGTTGTTGGTTTAAACAATGAAGATTTTCCGACTCAGTCATTAGATCCAGATATCAAATTTAGAGCCTTTGAAGATGGTGCAATCATAAGTTATGACGTCAAAAAACATGAGCTTCAAGCAATTCTTCCAGAAGGTGGAACTGTAAAAATTGTTGGCAATCTCGAAGTAGAGGGGGGAATCCATTCCACTTTGGATATTACCTCAGATGCGGATGTTATCGCAGGAAAGATAAGTCTAACTAAACATAGAACCTCTGGTGTTAAGGGTGGCGGTGACACTTCTGGAGGACCAGTCCCATGATCTCACGTCATACAGGCGTAACAATTTCAGAAATCGAGAGCATAGAACAATCAATTGAAGATATTCTAACTACTCCTTTGGGCAGTCGTGTCATGCGTGGTGACTACGGTTCCATCGTGCCTGACCTTATCGACCAACCCATGAATGATGTACTTGTTCTAAAAATTTACAGTGCAATTTATACGCCTGTGACTCGATGGGAAAAACGCATCAGTATTGAAAATATCAACATTTCCAAGATCGCTTCAGGGCTTATGCAGCTAGATCTTGAGACAGTCCATACCATTACTGGCCAGTCCCTAAATTTAAATATTCCACTTCAAATGGGGGCTTCATCATGAGCGTCGATTTTAGCCAGCTTGCTCCACCTGACATTATTGAAACGATTGATTATGAAGTTATATTAGCCGAACGAAAGGCCGACTTAATTAATAGATTTCCAGATGATCAAAAACCACAGATTACTGAAGTACTTAACCGTGAAAGCGAGCCTTTGACGAAATACATTGAAGAAAATTCTTATCGTGAAACAGTATTAAGAAATCGGATTAATACCGCAGCACGTGGCTTATTATTAGCTTATGCGGAAAAAAATGATTTGGATCAACTAGGCGCAAATTACAATGTTAAACGTCTGATTATTAAGCCTGCAGATAATACAAAAACGCCACCTGTTCCTGCTGTCTATGAATCAGATCCAGCTTTTCGTGAACGTATCCAACTTGCATTTGATTCATTGTCGGTAGCTGGACCAGAAGCAGCTTATAAAAAAATTGCGCGTGATGCTGATGGCCGAGTTGCTGACGTTTCAGTTACTTCACCAATGCCAGCCCATATTACTTTGACCATTCTGCAAGCAGACTCTCTAACTGGATCTGCTTCCCCTGAGCTAGTCCAGATTGTCGACAAGGCGGCTAATGCTGAAGAAAAGCGACCAATAGGAGATCGTGTCACAGTTATATCTGCTGAAATTATTAATTATTCAATTAATGCCAAGTTATATATCGGTAAAGATCCTGAAGCAGCAACTGTACTTGCTCAAGCCATTAACAATGTTACTGAGTATGCGCAAAAGCAAAAACGTATTGGTCGATCTATTCGTATGTCTGCAATTTATGCAGCTTTACATGTTGATGGTGTAAATAGAGTGGAGTTACTTAATCCAACTGCAGATGTTGTTTTAACTCCAACACAAGCCTCGTTTTGTGAAAATATTTCCGTGGTTATTGGGGGTGTTGAATGAGTAAATTACTGCCTCCTAATAGCACTCGATTTGACCGTAACGTTACGGACGTTTGTGCAAATAGTTTAGAGCTTCCTGTTCAAATTAAGAGTTTGGCATCAATTGACCAAGCTCCAGATCATTTTTTGTCATTTCTGGCTTGGCAATACTCAGTTGATAGTTGGGATACTGATTGGCAACCATCACTTCAACGCCAACTAATAAAAAAATCATTTAGGCAACATCAAATCAAAGGTACCCGAACAGCAGTTCGAGAAGTACTCGCTCAGTTTGGATATACATGTGAGTTTCAGGAATGGTTTGAAACAGTTCCAAACGGGGTACCAGGTACTTTTTCCTTAACGCTGGATCTAAACGGGCTTGAACTTACCGACGCAACTTACGCAGAAGTAAACAGGCTTGTCAAAGATGCAAAGCCTGCATCACGTCACCTAACAAATTTAGTTATTAACGTCCAACCGCTTTGTATTCCTCGTGTTGCTATTGGTTGTCACGGTGCTGAAACAGTCACAATTTTTGTCGAGTAATTAGAATGGCCACTTATAAAGGTATTTTAACCAATAACGGTAAAGCATTAATTGCTGGTGCAACTGTAAGTAATAAAATCAATTATTCACACATTGCGGTGGGAGATGGCAATGGATCTGTTCCGGTACCATCTGAAACAAGAACAGCCTTAATTAATGAAAAAGCTCGGATTGCATTAAACGTAGTAGAAATCAATCCAAATAATACAAACCAGATCGTTTGTGAAGCGATTATTCCATCCAATATTGGTGGTTTCTATATCCGCGAGCTTGGTCTTTATGCTGGAAATACGATGGTCGTCAATGCGAGCTATCCTCCAACATATAAACCTTTAGCCGATGAGGGCGGTGCACGTGAAATCAATATCAAGCTAGTCATTAATATTCAAAATGCTGAAGTAATAGCTCTTTATCTTGATGATTCATTGATATATGCAACTCGTGAATGGGTAAATAAAAATTATATTCGACGTAATGAGTTGGTTGATAATTTAATAACGGATGATGCTTCTAAACCACTAACTGCGAATCAGGGTAAAAAACTTCAAGATGAAAAATTTGCCAAAACTGGTGGAAGTGTATCTGGCAGTGTGCAACTTACTTCAGATAATACAGTTTTAACTGTAGGTATTGATAAAGACATTGGCTTTGTAAAAAAGCAAGGATCTGGTGGTGTCCTTGCAATTGCTAAAGATAGGGTTTTTCGCATTGTAAGCGGTAATAAACTTGAAATTAGTGCAGATGCTAGCGATACATTTACAGATTTATTAAGTTTAAATGGCTCTGGTGTTCTTAGCACATCAGGTGGCTTTTCTGGAAATGCTGCAACAGCTTCAAAATGGCAAACAGCCCGAACAATTAGCTATTCGGGAGCAGCAACAGGCTCGGTCACATTCGACGGTTCTGCAAACGCATCTTGTATTTTAACATTGGCCAACTCTGGCGTAGCTGCTGGAACATATGCTTCGACCATTCAAATTCCGCAGATTTCAGTCAATGCAGCGGGTCAAATTACGGCAATTTCACAGCAGAATATTCGTTCAGCTTCAGTAACTCAGAGTGGTGTTGTACTGCTTACAGATGATTTGACAACAGATGATTCAAGCAAAGCACTCACAGCAAAACAGGGAAAATTAATCAACGATAAAGTAAATGCATTAACTGATTATAGTTTGCTTGATAAATTTACCATTGATCTAACCGCTCTTAACAAAGATACCTACTATCCAGTTACGACTAGGATCGCAGGAAAAAAAAGGGTCAGATTTATAATCGATACTCTCTTTTCATCATACCAAGCACCGTGGTCTACACATGGTGGTGGTTCATTTTCTGTCTTTGCGGATTGGAATGAGTATCCAGATGATTGGGGTAGCAATACGGTTGATCGTAATATTAACTCTTTTGGATATACTTGGAGTTCACAATCTCCCATTCTCAGCATCAGTCAGATGGGGGCAAGCTCGAATGCAGTCTTCTATGCTCGTGGTGGCACAAAATATGATGTTTATGTGGCCAAAGGCTGCACTCCAATTATTCGAACTGCCTCATATTCATTAAATGGCGAAACGGTTCAACCGATTGCATATAACGCCAATGATGTGCCTAGATCAATTCGACAACAGTTGAGTGCAGATAAACTTGATAAAACAGCAACTGCTGTCGCAGCTAAGAAACTTGCAATAGAACAAACATCTTTTAGTAATGATTCAGATTTTATTCAGTATTACAAAGATAAATCGACGGCATTTTTTGACAACGGCAGTGGTAAATTTCTTGCCCAGTATGCTGCTGGCTTAGTTTCATCTCAGATAGATGGTGGAACATTTATTATTTCAACTGATATTCTGACTGGTCGAACAAAACTGATCAGTTGCGTCGTTAGAACAGATAGCACAATTGATTATCTGAATAAAAAAGAATTTGCTTTTACAGATTCCGATATATCAGGAAACTCCGCAAGTTCTACCAAACTTAAAAATACTCGGAAAATTTTTGGGCTTGATTTTGACGGAACCAATGATGTTACAGGCAATATAACCACGACAACGGGCATGGTTGCTTCAGATTCATATCATTACATTGATATGGGGCGTTCTGGTGTTGATCGAATGAATCTTGCGGTATATAGCGGGATATTTAATTTCATTAATGCACAAAATGGCAATGTCATTGCTCGATTAAATTCGAACGGAATTGATTGTAATGCAGCAACAGCAACTAAGCTTCAAAACTCAAGAGCAATCAATGGTGTTACTTTTGATGGCACACAAGCCATTACCATTACTGCTGAACAAAGGTTGAATGGGGGTATCGAAAATGAATCACAACTGAATGCAGCTTTAACTGCGGGTGTATATGTGTGTTCATCTAATGATGGTCTTGCAGGAATATATGGCTATGGATTCTTACAGGTTTATCGATCAGGTGCTGCAATAGCGCAAGTGTTTTTTCCTCATCTGACTGGAGGCAGCAATGACGTCTTCTTTGCTGTTCGTCAATCGTGGGATAGTGGTCAATCATGGGGTGGTTGGTATTATTCTGGAAAAAATGCAGATTCTGCATCGAAATTAAAGACAGCTCGAAACATCGCTATAACTGGCGCAGTTTCTGGCTCTGCTAACTTTGATGGTTCGGGAAATATTACGATTAATACGACCTCAAATAATGCGATTGGTGTGGGACAAAGCTGGTCAGACGTTACTTCAAGCCGTTCCTCAAATACAACATATACGAATACGACAGGTAAGCCGATTCAAATTATGGTCCTAACCCCGAGTTGGAATAACGCAGGATCTTTCGATTTACTCGTAGACGGTATTACAGTCATGTCAATTGGTAACCAAGATGGTTATAACCAATCAAAACCTACTTCTGTACTTATTCCCAACGGATCTACATATAGAGTAAATGGCAGTTTTCAAAAATGGAGTGAATTACGATGAAATATTTTAGAAATCAAAACACTGGCGAAGTATTTGCATTTGAAGCAGATTTAATTGAAATGACGACTGAAGAAATTGATCGCCATCTTAATCCACAAAACTATCTTTCTGATGAAGAAAAAGAACAGTTGCGACTTGCTGAATTTAAGCCTCTTACAAGACGCCAATTTAAGCTTGCGCTCCTTCAGTATGAGTTGTTAGAAAAGGTAGAACAATCTATAGCAGCCATTGAAGATCCAGCGCTAAAAACACGAGTTCAGATTGAATATAACGAATCAGAAAAGTTTGAGCGTGCAAATGATTCAGTCAAATATATGCTTACTCTTTTAGATATTTCTAATGATGAAATCGATGAAATGTGGCGCTATGCAATGACACTTTAAAGTAGGGGATTAAGTTCATTTGTATATAACTGATATACAAACCTTACAACATGACTTAAAAACTTCAATTTGTAAGCCTGTGATCTGAAAACTAACCAGATTACAGGCTATTTTTATGGCTCAAGATTATCACCATGGTGTCCGAGTTTTAGAACTCAATGATGGCACCAGACCAATACGAACAGTATCAAGTTCCGTCGTTGGTATGGTATGTACTGCATCCGATGCAGATGCAACCAAATTTCCTTTAAATACACCCGTATTACTTACAAATGTTCAAGCTGCTTTAGACAAAGCAGGGGATCAGGGAACATTAGCACGCTCACTTCAAGCGATTGCTGATCAAACTAATCCTGCCACCGTAGTTGTACGTGTAGAACAGAAAGCTGATGCTGCAGAACAAACGTCCGCAATCATTGGCGGTTCAGTCAACGGTAAATATACAGGCATGAAAGCTTTGCTTGCTGCTGAAGCTCAGCTTGGCGTGAAACCACGGATCTTAGGTATTCCTGGTCTTGATACATCTGCCGTTTCAGTTGCCTTAGTCGCATTAGCGCAAAAGCTACGTGGATTTGCATATCTTTCCGCAAATGGCTGTGAAACGAAAGAAGAAGCTCAAGCGTACCGTCAAACTTTTGGTGCACGTGAAGCCATGCTTATCTGGCCTGATTTCTTAGGCTGGGATACTGCAACCAATGCGACCACTACTTTTGAAGCGACTGCTCGAGCACTTGGCCTACGAGCAAAAATCGATAATGAAACAGGTTGGCATAAATCGCTTTCTAACGTTGCTGTCAACGGTGTGACAGGCATTAGCAAAGATGTGTATTGGCAGCTGCAAGATCCTGAAACGGATGCTGGCTATCTAAACCAAAATGACATTACGACTCTCATCCAACGTGATGGCTTCCGTTTTTGGGGTTCGCGTACTTGTTCTGACGACCCTCTTTTCGCATTTGAGAACTACACGAGAACTGCACAAATCCTTGCAGATACCATGGCGGAAGGGCACATGTGGGCGGCTGATTTACCACTTACACCAGGTCTGGCCAAAGACATTATTGAAGGCATTAACGCCAAAATGCGTGAAATGACTCAAAGCAACTATTTACTCGGTGGTGAGTGTTGGTTAGATCCAGTCATCAATACAAAAGAAGTCCTCAAGTCAGGCAAGTTCTATATCGACTACGACTACACACCTGTTCCACCACTTGAAAACTTAGTGTTACGACAACGCATTACTGACCGTTACTTGGTCGACTTTGCTTCGCGTGTAACAGCAGGATAAGGACTAGATCATGGCTATACCAAGCAAATTAAAACTCTCAAACCTATATAACGAAGGTAATTCATATCTTGGCCAAACTGGTGAAGTCACGTTACCGAAACTAGGCCGTAAACTCGAAAACTGGCGAGGCGGTGGCTTGAATGGCAACGTTAAGGTCGATTTAGGTCTTAGTGATGATGCGATTGAGATGACCTGGAAACTCGGTGGTATCGATAAACTTGTTTTACAACAATTTGGTGCTGAAACCATTTCTGCAATTGGTTTGCGTTTTGCTGGTTCATATCAGCGCGATGATACTGGTGAAGATACCGCAGTCGAAATCGTAATTCGTGGTCGTCACGAAGAAATCGATTTTGGTAATGCCAAAGCTGGTGATGATACTGAAATAACAGTAAAGACTATTTGGTCTTATTACAAACTCACGATCGATGGTGAAGTTGTCATCGAGATTGATATTCCTGGTATCAAAGAAAATGTAGGTGGTGTCGATCGACTCGAAAAGCACCGTGCCAACATCGGTTTAATTTAACTTTCCATCCCTCTGTTCATGTCCCGTGAGCAGAGGTTTTTTTATATATTTTTTGGAGCTTTACCATGCAAACTTTAGAACAAGTTGAAAACACTGCGACCATTAATCTAGATGTCCAGACTGTAGACCTTGATAGTCCAATTATGATGGGAAATCTAGAAATTAAATCTTTAGAGATTCGCAAACCAAATTCAGAAGCATTACAGGGGTTGAAAATTGCTGACTTATTACAAGGTGATGTCTCTTCAATTTTTACTATTTTGCCTCGTATTAGTTCGCCAACATTAACAAAAACTCAGATCCGTCAGCTTGAACCTTCGGATATTGCACAAATTGGTGGAGTAATTCTACTTTTTTTGCAGCCGAAATCAGCACGTGCGGAAGTATTACGCCAACAGTAGACGATGCAATAGCAAATATTGCGGTGGTTTTTCATTGGCCACCGCAAGCCTTTAGAGATATGTCACTCAGTCAACTGATGCAATGGCATCAAAAAGCCATTGATCGTAATGGAAATGATGCCGAATGAAACCCTTAAAACTTGAAGTCCTGTTTGGATCAAAAGATAGTTTAAGTCCAGCTCTCAAGTTAATGATTGGAAGTAGCAATGCTGCTTCCAAAGCATTAAAAAATACCCGTGATGAATTAAAACGACTTAATGATCAACAACGGCAACTTGATTCATTTAAAAAGCTCAAAGAGGATGTTAAACAAGCCTCTACTGAACTAGAACGCAATAAAAAAATAGTACAGTCACTGCGCGAGCAATTAGCGGTAAATCCAGATGCTAAATTGACAAAAGAATTAAAAAAGGCAGAAACACAAGTTAAGCAATTAACTAAGGTCGTAACTGAAGGTCGACCACGTCTAATTGAACTCAGAAATGAATTAAACAATGCCGGTCTAAAGTCGAAAAACTTTGCTGACCAGCAGCAAGAATTAAAAGAAAAAATTAATGCAGCCAATACATCGATCGACAGTCAAAAAAATAAGCTCGAAAACTTAAACCGTTTCCAAAAATCACATAGCAAGATGACGGGTAATGTACGGACTGCAGCCATGTATGGAGCAGGTATGGCTGCAACTGGTACCGCTGCCTTATATCAAATGCGTAAACCAATTGATGAATCCAAACGGGTAGATGTTGAAGAAAATCGTATCGCATCACTAGGCTTTGGGAAAAAAGCTACAGATGAAGCAATTCAATACGCTAAGGCAATGAAAACTTTTGGTACCAGTACGCTAGATAATTTAACCCTGGTGCGTGATGGTGTCACAGCTTTTGGTGATGTACATCATGCCCAATGGGTAGCTCCAACACTGGCTAAAATGAAATTTGCAAATGAAGCCATGTATGGTGACCACGGTGTAGAAAATGAAAAAAAATTCATGGATATGCTTAAAGTCATCGAAATGCGTAATGGTTTAAAGAGCAAAGAATCATTTCAGGAACAAGCCAATATTATTCAACAAGTGATTACAGCTACAGGTGGACGTGTACAAGCTGAAGAGTGGCTCAATGTAATCAAGACGGGTGGTATCGCTGCCAAGGGCATGGATAACAAGGCGTTCTATTACAAAATGGAGCCTTTAGTTCAGGAAATGGGTGGACATCGTGTAGGTACATCAATGATGTCGGCTTATCAGAATTTATACCAGGGCAGAACAACACAACGAGCAGCTGCAAATCTCGATAAATTTGGTCTTATTGGTGACTATTCTAAAGTTAAGCATAACAAGACCGGAGATTTATCATATTTAGATATTGGCGCGATTAAAGGTGCAGATCTCTTTAAGAAAGATCAGTTCGCTTGGATGGAGCAAGTTTTAGTACCGGCACTGAATGCCAAAGGTATAACTAAAGAAGGGGACGTTATCGATGCGATTGGTAGTGTCTTCAGTAACCGTACTGCTTCAAATCTATTTGCTCAGATGTATATGCAACGTGATCAGATCCATAAGAATGCCAAGCTGAATGAAGGTGCATTCAATATTGATCAACTTAATACACAAGCTCAAGGCACAACATCGGGTAAAGAGCTAGAAGCAAGGGCAAAACTTAACGACGCATATTTACAGTTTGGCCAGACTATTTTACCGATCTATACCCAAGCACTTGTCATGGCATCAAATGCTTTGCAAGGTTTTACAGGCTGGATGCAACAGAACCCGACTTTGGCAAAAGCATTAGGCACTGGCCTGTTATTGATAGCTGGTGGTTTAGTCGCTATTGGTGGCTTACTTCTAGTTTTCTCACCACTCATTTTAAGCATGTTAAGTTTGCGACTTATGATGGCGACATTGGGTGTGCAAGGAGGGCTCTTAACTAGACTATTTAGTGGACTAGGCACTTCATCTATAGCATTAACTACCCGATTCTCATCAGTGATATCTAAAGTTTCTGCATTATCTGGTGTTTTAAGAACTAGCTTAACTACAGCTTGGTTAGCGAGTAGTCCAAAGGGCTTTATTTCAAGTCTCAGACAATTACCTAGTGTCATGAAAATAGCAATAACAAATGCTTGGATGATGACAAAAACATTTGGAGCCGGTTTATATACATCATTTGTCAACGCAGCACGTGGAGTATGGGCATTTGCAACAGCTCTAACTACAAATGCAGTTGTTGCCTTAAGGAATTATGTTTTTGCAGCTTCTATAGCGATCAGAACCAATGGATTACTCGGAGCATCTAAAATATTGCTCAGAAATGCAGTATTAGGTTTATGGTCTGTTTTAAGTGGTGGAGCCGTTGGTATGTTTGCTGCTTTAGCAACAGGTGCACGAGTTGCTGCTCAAAGTGTATTATTTTTAAGTCGTGCACTGCTTATGAACCCAATTGGCTTAATTATTACGGGTATAGCAGGCGCTGCATTTCTTATTTATAAATACTGGCAACCGATCAAAGCTTTTTTTCAAGGATTTTGGCAAGGTCTAACAGAAGGCATAGCACCTTTAAGTGCAGCTTTTGCTCCATTATTTCAAACATTAGGATCCGCATTAGCTCCCTTAAAACCTGTCTGGGATTGGCTCATTAACTCATTTAAGACAGCATGGCAATGGGTAAGCCAGTTGTTTCAACCATTTCAAGCCACAAAACAACAGCTCGATAGTGCCACAAATAGTGGGAAGGCTTTTGGCTTATGGCTTGCAGGTTTGGTAAATACTGTAGCTGGGCTAGTAGGTAAGTTCTTCAATTTTGGGGCAAATATCATCGATGGTTTAATCAATGGTATTAAGTCAGGCTTTGCAAAACTAAAAACTGTCTGGAGTGAAGTCACCAGTTACGTTCCAAGCTTTTTTACAAAAAAAATGGACATCCATTCTCCATCCCGTGTGATGGCCGAATTGGGTGGGCACGTTGTTGGTGGTATTGGCATGGGTTTAACTCAAGCCTTTCCAGAGTTAAAGAACAAATACAATCAAGTTCTCAATTTGTTCACCAATAAAACTCAATCACCCACTATGGATCAGATTGATATTGCTGCTCCCGTTATTTCAAAAATTCAAACAGCACCAAATTTAACTTCAAGTCGTCAGTCTTCATTGGCTGTGGCTGGAGACACTTACACGATTCATATTCATGCTGCACCAGGACAAATAGTTCAAGATCTTGAACGTCAAATTGAACAAGTAATTAATCGATTACAACGCGATAAATTGTCACGTGTACGCACAATCATGGCAGATCAGGAGTAAATCACATGATGATGATATTGGGCATGTTCCCGTTTAGCATCCCGACTGCGGTTTACCAGCAGTTACAGCGTAGTACCAACTGGCGGCATCCGAGTAATTCCCGCGTTGGTGAAATGCCAGCCTATCAGTTTGTGGGTAGGGGGGAAGATACAATTACCTTAGAAGGAAGTATTGTGCCGGAGTTTGGTTCTCAGATGAGTATTACTGCTTTACGTACCATGGGTGATACAGGTAAAAATTTTCCGCTTATTGCTGGAACAGGTAAAGTTTTTGGGCTTTATCACATTGATGATTTGCAAGAAACACAAACTTACTTTTTTACAGATGGTACTCCTCGAAAAATTGAGTTTAGTTTAAAGCTGACACAAGGACAGAAGCCAGGAACTCTAATCGGTAATGCTGCAGGTAAATTGATAGGCTTATTATGACCCTTATTTCCGCAATAAATTCAGTTGTTGATGATGTACTGCAGGCGAGTTCTGTTCCTATTTATAAACTTGTTGTTGATGGCGTAGATATCTCATCAAAGGTCAACAATCGCTTAGGGCAAATGCGTATTGAAAACAAACGTGGTTTTGAGGTTGATACGCTTGATTTAACATTGTCCGATCATGATGGATTACTTGAAATCCCAAGTAAGGGTGCGGTCATACAAGCATGGCTTGGTTGGCAGCATTCTGGACTTGTTTATAAAGGTAGCTACATCGTTAAAGAAGTTGAGCATGGCGGAGCACCGGATACACTTCGGATCCGTGCTACCAGCGCAGATATGAAAAAATCTTTAAAGCAAAAAAAGGAACGTAGCTTTGATGATATTGCTTTGGGGGATCTGATTAGAAAGATTGCAATCGAACATGATCTTAATGACCAAGTATCTGAAGAACTGGCCAAACATAAAATTATTCATATCGATCAAAATGAATCAGATGCAAATTTACTGACTCGTTTAGCAGATGAGCACGATGCTATAGCTACCATCAAAAACGGTACATTACTCTTTATGCCAAAAGGCCAGAGTCAGACCATTTCTGGCCAAGATTTACCAACTTACCTTTTGACCAGGTCAAAAGGCGATGAACACAGATATAGTTTTAGTGATGGAGGGGAAGAGGTCACTGCAATACGTGCATTTTATTACGACGATAAAATGGCCAAAAAACTTGAAGTGATTGTTGGTGACCAATCGAATCAAAATATTAAAGAGTTACGTCATATTCATCGTGATAAACAAACCGCAACTTTAGCTGCTAGAGCCAAGCTAAACCACTTTAAACGAACAGCAGAAACACTCAGTTATAAACTGGCCAGAGGAATACCAGATCTTGTCCCGGAACAAACTTTCTTGTTTATTGGAATCAAAGAGCAGATTGACGAAATTTACTGGCTTGGAACAACGATCACAGACACACTGGACAGTTCAGGTGGATATACAACTGATCTTCAACTTGAAGTTTTTTTCCCAGATGCAGACGATGTATCTGAACTATTTGAAGACCAATTTGTTTCCGAGAAAGATAAAAAATGGACTGGTGTTGTGGTTTATTATCAAGAAGGGGATAAGGCTGTAAAACTGACTAAAGGTGATCAATCAAACCCTAAACATTTCTCATATCTTTATTTGACTAAAGCTGGAGCACAACAACGTTTAGATCGTGAATATGCCCTATTAGATCTCGAGACAGGTAAATTTACAGCGCATAATGAGTTAGACCAGAAGGCTTATACAGGTTTAAAAACACAATATACAATCGGCCAAAATAAAAGCCCACGTTATTGGGTAACCTTGGGGGATCAAACTAACCCCAAAGTCATTGATCGTGTATTTCAAAGTAAAGTGGCTGCTGAAAAACGATTAAAGCGTGAATTACCACGCCTTAATGCTAAGAAAGATATGCTTGAACAAGTCAAAACAGATCAAAAGTTATAAATGATCAACTCATTGCCATTGTGGTCTTCATGAGCTGCTTTAGAGTTCACTGACCAACGGATTTTACGATGTGTCATTTGATAGTCCTTAAACAGTTCTCTCACTTCAGGCACATCGTTCAGGCTTAAAATGAACTTTCCTTTAATCTTATCTAGTTTGTCTTTTAGAGTATAAAAATCCTCTTTAGACCAAATGCCTTTACCATAAACATTTTCGCAATCCCAATAGGGAGGATCCAGATAAAATAATGTGTCAGGACCATCCAAGCGATTGATGACATAATCATAAGAGCGATTTTCAATGACTACATCTTGCAAACGTTCATGAATAGAAACTAAATGTTCCCGTAGACGTTCGCCCAGACGCATGCGGTTCGTTCTATCTTTAGAATAGGTAAAAGAGCCATCTAATTGGCAACCAAAGGCAGAGCGTAGTAAATAATAAAATTTCACTGCTCTTTGAATATCAGTAAGACCAGATTGGTCACGTTTAAAATCGTCAAATTGAGTACGTGAAAATAACAATAATTCAAATTCAGTTAAAAACGCATCGAAGTGAAATTTTAATATGCGATACAGGTTAATCAGATCGTCATTAATGTCATTAATAACTTCTACAGTAGAAGGGGTTTTTTTAAATAGAACCCATCCTGCTCCGCCGAAGACTTCAACATATGTTTTATGTTCTGGAAGCATATCAATGATTGTTCTAGCTAGTTGTGATTTACCACCGAGCCAACCACTGAAACTATGTCCACTAGGATTGTATTGTGGTGAGAGGTTTTGTGTCATGAATCTTACCTGGTGTTTGATGCTCTGGGCATTCAGGTAAGGCACTCAAGGTGCTCTGGAATGTGTTTAGGGTTTTACAACGAGGGCATTTAATTTCGATTTGATTAAAGCCATCTGTTCTAGCCAATAATTTAAAACAACATTGGCATTTTAAATTTTGCATATATTTTTCTGCATTAGAAAAACTGACTAAATACTATAAAAAATATAGAAAAAGAACAAATATTTGTTCTTTTAATTTAAAATAAATATAAATATATTCTTAATTATTTGA